TTCAACAAGGCAGTCTCGGCCTTCAAGCGTAGCACCATCATCGGTCATTCTCAAAATATAGGTGTCAAATAATTCATAATAGTTATCCTCTCCCAAATCTTGCAAGGCAGCCACCAAACAATCGTAGCCCTCAAGGACTCCACCATCGGCCTCAACACGAGCTTGGAAAGCGAGAGCAATGTCATTTATAGGGGCAAAACAAGGCGGTACGCTCTCATTCTGAATAGATAGCGTGGTTTGGTCAGTATCACCCCACCAAGTTTCACAATAAATCGCTCCCCAACTAATTAGATTTGCCATTCTTCTCTTTCTCTTTTAAATAACTTTTCAGTTTGAAAATGTTATTCTTCTTTGGTTCGTATGTCTTTTTCTTACTCATAAAACCCAACCGGAGTATTGTACATCGTGATCCGGGTAGATATCCTCATTCACATTCTGATTGTACTCCGGATAACTGCTTTGATGGAAAGTCATATAGTCCACAAATCTCCGCACATAGAATTCCGCAATCTTTCTCTCCTTCTCGATCAGAAAGTCCACCTCGGTCTTGTCTACACTTGCAGAGTTCTCGCTTTGATGTTTATACACCCCACCATTCGCAATCGTATAGGCAGCAAAAGGCAAATACTCCATCATTGCAAAATGAATGAGCATAGGTTGGATATATGAATTTACCAGGGAGAGGTAGTTCCCCGCCAATGTCCCGGCAATGATATCATTCGAGATCTTGTCGTAGAGTTTCGTACCGAGGTAATTCTGAATGTGGATCTCCTGGGCAATCTTGATGAACTGAATGAATTTGTCCGTGTCAACATTCCCTCCCAATGCGGTATTCCGCACCAAATCCTCTCGCTTGATAAATAAAGCCGTTGCCATTTGTTATTTGTATTTTAGAGATCCGCGTGATGGTGTATCAATCGGTGGCGTTGATGCCGTTGCCCATCCCGATGGAAATAGTTTGTCCGAAGGGAATCCAGCAGCAGATGCCTCCCCTACCGAAACTTGTTTGTCATTCTCCAATCCCATCTCCGGTAAAAATTGTCCTTTGGAATTTCTCTTGCGGAAATAAACCAAACGCCTCCAGGCGTGATGGCAATAAACCCCACCCTTCCATTTCCAAATAGAGTAAACGCTTTGACCTTTGGGGGCAAATTGTCCATTCTCTCCGGAGAAACTCATCATATCAATATCCTCCTTGCGGAACACAATTCCATTTTGAGAAGCATCCACCATCTCAACGCAGAAATCTCTTGAGTTTGCGCTGATGTTCTCGGTATAGGCATATCGTACCTTGTACAATCCCCCATCAAGTCGGGAATCTGAATCCGAATTTGAATAATCCTCAACCGAGAAATTCATCTTCTTCAAATGGGCATCTTCATTGTCTGGGTCGTTGACTACCTCATCGCTGATGAGTTCCCATTCATTTAAATCAACGACCTCACCCTTTCCCCGCAGTTCTTTTAACCAAGCAGATTCTTGTTCCTTGCTGAAATCCGGAATACCCGCTTTGAACTTATGGGATTTCATTTGTGCAATCACATCGGAAGAATTCCCCGCAAAAAGGGCTTTCGCCACCTGGGGATCAAACTGCAACATCTGAACCAGGAATGTGATGGCTTGATCCACCGACAAAGTGCCATCGTTAACTCCTTGCATAATCTGCAAAGAAGATGCAATCTGCGCTCCATTGTAAGATGCCTCTTTTTGGATGAGTTCCTCTTGTGCTTGAGGGTCTATCTCTCGCATCGGATCACTTGTTGATTTGACCTCCGTTTTGATTTCGGTATCCTTAACGCCCGTTTCCTCTTCAATCGTTGCTGAATCCACAATTTCAGCATCCGTAAATTCGATGGGTTGAAGGGTCTTGAAATAAAGATTCAAAGAGATGTCATTGTAAGAAAGGATCTTGTCAATACCATCCAGGATCGTTTCTTGCATCGGGCGAATTACGATGTTGTCAAACAAAGTAGAAGCAGTCATCAACTCCTCCGCATTGTTTCCTAATCCGCTTTGGTCTTTGATGCCCAATAGCATCGGAGAGGTAACACGGTGAGAAACCATAATCTTCCGCATCGCCTCATCCGCAAGAAATTGGTATTGTTGAGATGCATCATTCAACTGAACTGGCTCAATGGTAGCAGCCAACTCTTTGTTGTCATTGAATGCAAGAATGAATTTTCCCGCATTGGATGATCCCGAGAATTTCTCCGCAACCTTGTTCTCGATGATATATCGCTCCTCTTCCGTTGGTACTCCATTGTTGAAGTTGATCAACATCGAAGGGCTCATTCCGTTTTTGATGTTATTGAGATGGTAATTTGCTACCTCTTCCTCTAACTCGCAGTATTGCAATCCTCCCTGGTAATCCACCGGAGAATAGTAGTAAAATCCCGCCCGATATGGTTTGATGTACAAAACTTCAATTCCCTCATTCGAGAAACCGAAAGCCGGGATCCGAGTGGGGGTTTCTTTGTTTGCATTCACATCACTCCAGGACTTCGCATAGTAGTATGCCTCAATCTCCCCATCGTCATTGCATTTCTCTGCCCGGAGGGTTTCGATAGGCATATGGTAAACCTCATTGATTGTCTGATGATCTTGTGAGTAGATTACCTGGAAAGCACATTGCCCCATCATCTTGAAATCGGATGTTGCTTTGCGAAGATCATCCTTTTTGAAGAGTGATTTCATTTGGGCATACGCATCCGGTTTACGCCCCGAATCCGAAGCATCCAATCCTTTTCCGTAAATCAATTCGGAAATTCCGTTGATGATGGCGTTGTTTGTGGGAGAGCCATTGTACCGATCAATCAGAAATTGAAAGTAGTCATTGTCCTCACCATAGGAAACCCACTCTCGGTTGTTGTATTCCTTGATTTCGGGCGTTGTATAACTCGATAGGTTTACAATATGGATGTTGCTCATAAGATCACGAATTCATTGTTGTAAGATGTTTCCTCCGTATACACCCCTTGGTTTGTTGTGTACTTGTCAAATTCAGTTTGTGAAGTTACGAAAACTCTATCTCTATAAATCAGCGTAGAGCCACTAAAAACCTTTAGCCCATAGTATCTACCATCCACAAGGGAGAAAACCCCGGAAATGGTCATAAAACCATCCGCAGAGGATACGCTAACCGATGGAGTAGCCGTTGTGTTCTTTGATTCATCAATCAGTTGCAAGGTAACGCTTCCAGGGAATGACCTTGGAATGATCACAATGTTTTGTGATGATCCGGATTCTTGAAGTATATGCATCTCAATTAAATAACCGCAGCACTACACTTTATTCCAAAAAGAAAGGGGGCAAAGCCCCCTCTCAAACCAAAAGATCCAAAAGATTAAGGAACGATAGTCACCGTTGCCCCAGCCATTCCAGCAAATACCTCTTCAGCATTTGTCAAATCAACTCCCGCAATAAAGTTAGCAGGTTTCACCTCTTGAGCCGACAAAGTTAGTGTATATCCGGACAAGTCACCCATAGCAGCACCCGTAACGATAGTTCCGCCCGTAACTTCTGCTCCGTGCTTCGATCCCATCAAAAAGGCATTGTCATTATAATCCAGGACTACAACTTGTGGCCGACCATAGGCCATCAATTTCAATTCTTTGTTGTCCTCCTTGGTCAACTTGGAAAAAGTCAAGTTCAAGGTTTGTTCAAAGAAAGTCGTTCCGTTCTCACGGCTTGAATTGAAGGATTGTTCAAATGAAGATGATCCCTTCAAATCATATTTGTATGCAGAGAATGTACCAGTCATATTGGTAATCTCATCATCTGCTGCTTCGGTGATCGCAGTAATATCCCCAAAATTCACGAAGTAGACGGCTTTAATTCCACCAACTACATCCTTGCAAGGGATTGTGCGACCGGCTGTAAGTAAACAACTCATATCTGTTTAAAATAAAAAAGGGGGCGGGGCAAAACCCTCACCCCCTTGAGGTTAATCAATTCAAAGAATTAGGCGTAGTAAACGATATCTGCACCAACTCCGTGTTGTACACCCGCAGTAAAGCGCATTACCACACGAATGTTGTCGCTTCCGTCAAGGTTTTGCATATCAAGAACCTTCACCTCGTTGCGGTCAGAAGCCAAGCCCGAACCGAAGAACAAGTTAGAAGATTGAGCAGCAACCAT